TGTTCTTCTTGCTTGTCGAAGAATTGTTGCTGCCGATCGGTTTGTTTTTGCTAACTTTTCTGCCCAAATCATATCATCCAAAGAAACCTCTTCATGCTTAGCAATTCTTTCACAAATTGCTTCAAGCCGAAGACGATATTGTGTTGATAGCATATTCCAATATCTCCAGATAGCGTTATTTAGCATTACAATTAAACTAAAATTTTACTAAATCCTTTAACTTTATCAAACTTAATAACACTTTCAAACTTATCATGCAGTTCTGATTTATGGGAGATCACAAAAATATTTGCGTCCTTGATAATGTAACGTATGATTTTTAAAAATTCATCCGTACCAAAACCATCAAGTGAAGAGTCAAACACTTCATCCATAATAAGAAGATTTGTGTTAACAGAATTTTTAAGTCTGGCAACTTCTCTCCAAGTGAAAAGAAGTGCCAGATCGATTCTCATTTTCTCTCCTTCACTAAAAGAAGAATATGAAAAGTTTTCATGAATTGGTGATTTAATTTTTTCATTAAACTCCTCATCAAGACTGAAGTTAATATAAAAATCAAGCATTTGCAAATACTTATTAACCTGTTGGTTAATTAAAGGAAGATAGTGCTTGATAATCTTAGTTTTAACTCCACCATCTTTTAAAAGAGTATGAATAAAGTCGTAATAGTCTACATTCTCCTTATGCTTAGCAAGTTTATTTCTTATTTCAATTAATGATCCCTGATACGATTCTAACTTGTCATGCTCAATATTTTGGTTTTCAATATTGGTGGCAATGTCTTGAATTTCCGATCGTAAGGATTTGATCTGTTGTTCATGTCCAGAGATCTTAGTATTGTTTTGAGAAATTTCATGCGTTAGAGAAGTTACCTCCTTTGAAAGAGCAATAAATTGACGCTCTTTCTCTTCTTCCTCTTTAATTGCGTTTTCCAGATCAACATAACCTGATTGCAACTCCTTGGCTTTATTTTGAGCGTCTGCAATCTTATCTAGGCGAAAACGTTCATCAATACCTTGAGTACATGTAGGGCATACCGTATTCTCATTAAAAAATTTATGTTCTTTGGTAATAATCGCTACTTTTTGAGAAAGCTTTCCTTTAAGGTTTCCTAGCTTACGAAGTTTTTCTGATGGATTTGCAAACTCCTCAAGTCCTTTAATAAGCTTTTCAAGTTCTATATTGTTATTATCATTGAGGGAAGATATTGAAGTAATCTGATCTGTTATTTCTCCAATCTTATTTTGCTTATCTTCAATATTTTTTTGTCCCATTTCCTGAAGTTGATTAATAAATGACTCTTGCATTTTAATCTTATCTTCAATAGAATCTTCTTTCAACTCTAAAATTTTGAGTTGATCCTTAGTGTCTTTAATTTTAGACTTGATTACGTCATTCATTGAAGAGAAAATTTTGATATCCAAAAGATCTTCAATAACTTCTCTACGACTAGCAGCCGTTAATTGCATGAATGGTACAAAACTACTAGAACCCAACACAACGATTTGGGTAAAGGATTTGTAATTGAGTTTTAAAATATTTGCTTCAAGGTGACGTTGGTCATCCTTTACATCCGCATTTTGAGGAAGTTTAATTCCATTTTTATAAATCTCAAATAGTGTGGGTTTAATTCCACGAACAACTTTATATTCAGTATTGCCAATTGCTAATTCAATTTCAACAACACAATCTTTATCATTTTGCGAATTGATTAATTGTGGTTTATTAATTTTTCTAAACGGTTTATTAAACAGTCCAAAAGTTAGGGCATCCAGAACTGTACTTTTACCAGCACCATTTGTACCAATAATCAAAGTTGTTTCACTTTTACATAGATTGATTTCTGTCCACTGATTGCCAGTAGATAAGAAATTTTTCCATTTAATCGTCTTGAACAGAATCATGGTAATCAGGTGGAATTAACAAATCGTCAGGGGCAATAATCATATATGTGTAGTTGTATTCTTCACAAACTCTTATAGTATGTTTTTCTTCAACTTCAACAATTTCAAGTTCAGGATAATCATCAGCTTCTAAAAGACCAGCAAATCGTTCAGCATCATCCTCGTCAGAAAATAAATACAGAACTTTTTGTCCCATTTCATCTTCTACGGCATAGAGTCCTTGTCGAATGTTGTCTTTTAAAGCTATGACATACATTAGTCTACCTCGCAGGCTTCCTTATATATTGTTTCTATGTAATGCATAATTGTTTTTTTGTTTAATGAAATTTCACTATCTTCAACATACTTATTCAAGATAGAGACTGTATCTTCAATTTGAGTTAAATCAACATCATCAATATCCGATACAGTGAAATTCTCCACAATTTTAACCTCATGACAATCAGATGTCAAGAGCTTGTCTAAAAACGTATTATATTTGATTTGATTTGTTTTCTTTTCAACAATAAGTTTGATATACTTCTCTTTACACTTTCTGAAATCATAAACTTGGTGATCTGTATCAGAATAATAAATTTTGTGAAAAAGATGAAATGGATTATCAATCGTTTTTAACTTAAGAGTTTCCGTATCAAAGATATGAAAACCTCTTGAGTCATCACAATCATTCCAGTAAAGTTGATAGGGATTTCCTAGATAAAAGATTTTGCCATTATTACTGCGTGTGTGATAATGTCCAGAAAAAACTCTTTTAAACTTTGAGAATATTTGAGGATCCAAACCATCTTCCATTTGAACCATGCCCTTATACATGGAAAATCCTGTAAGTTGAAGATGTCCCATCGCAACTGATGCTTTGGTATTTCTAATCATATCCATAGATATTTTTTCATTTTCTTCATTAATCCATGGAAGAAATAATACTGAAAGATTACCAATAGAAACTTCCATAGGATCTTTAATTTTAGTAATGTTGTCATATTTGTTCAAAACAACATCAATTGTATTAAAGTCATTTGTATTTTTATAGTATGCAGTATGGTTTCCAACAACTGTCCAAACACGAATATTTCTCTGCTCTAAAATATCATAATAATTTTTCTTTGCCCAATCAAGACTCCAAAGATCAATCACTTTACGATTGTCAAAAGTATCTCCAAGATCAATCAACGTATCAATTTGCTCTTCCTCCAAAGTAGGAAAGAACACTTCACGATAAAACTTTTCAAAGTAATCATGGTAGATTTTACTACCCTTTTTAACTCCAAAATGTTGATCAGTAATAATTGCAATTTTCATCAGTTGTAAGTCATCTTGTAATAGATTGCATTTTTGATTCCATCATATTCAGAATCTGATCCATCTAAAATATTTCCATCAGAAACAAAAACTTCATCAAAACCTGATTGCTCTAAAATTTTACCTTTGATATCAAGCTGTTTCTTTTCCTTTTGAATACGGCGAAGAAAAGCGTAGTAGATAATTTGAGTGAAGTAGGCAAATGGATTTCCCCTATTAGTATCAAAATTATCGATGTATTGAACACAATTTTCAATTCCATCACAAACCATATCTTCTCTAAACATATAGTTGACAAAATTTGGTTTGTATGATAGGTGATTGGCAATCTTTAAAAAACATTCGCCAATGTACCTTGGAATCTGTGGTCTTGGTTCTCCACGTTCCTTTGCCTGTATAACTGCACGTTTGTAGTCCGTCAAAGCGTACAAGAAGTCCTTGTTGTTGACGTAATGTTCTGATTGTGCTCTTCGTCTAGCCATGGTTTACCTTTTGCATGTGACCATTATAACACAAAAACAAGGGGTTGACAAGACCATTGAAAACTGCTAGAATAACTCTGCTAGGGTTCAAAGAATTATATTTAATTAATTATTAGAAGACTTATATATCTTTTCTAAATCCTTTCTAAAGTCTTCTAACTTAGAAATATATCCTAGTTTCTTTGAAGGTTTAGTTTTAAAATTACCTAAAGAAACTTCTTTAATGTATTCATTATATACAGTAATTATTTTTTCATTAGTAACTTCAGTAATAGTAATTACTTTATCCATATCAATAAAGTATAAACTATCATTATCATACTTAATCCATGGTTCTACTCTAACAACAGTTCCAATTGGAGTTTCTTGTTCTTTCATTGTAATGGGATGATCTAATGCAAGTATTATCCTATCCTCTTCTGGACAAGCACATACATTGCACATTATTTCTTCACCAGATACTAATTTGATTACTGCAAAAAAATCATCTTCCATTGTTTTTCATATTAATAGGTACAATTTCATAATTAAAAGATTCTTCATTGTAGATTTTAATTCTTTCCATAAGGTGATTAAGAGTGTAGTTTCTGATAGTCTTTGTTGAAATATCATCAGAGATATCATATAATACTGCCTTATCTTTCTCAGTGCTCTTACGTAAGACTCTACCAATTGATTGGAGATTGCGGATTCTGGATTTTGATGGAGAAGCAAAAATTACGTTATGAAGTTTTTTAATGTTGATTCCTGTACTAAAAGTTCCATAGGATGCTATGATTATAGCATCATTTTCTCTCTCAGTGATTTTACGAACCTCTTCACGTTCATCAACATCAACACCACCATGAACAAAAAATACTTTTCTATTCTGTGTACTATTATTTATGATGTCGTAAATTACCTTACCATGAGTTTCTACCCTACTATAAAGAATAAGTGTATTGCCTTTTAAGTCTAAAGATAAGTTCTTAATAAAGTTATTTCTCTTATCATGAGTAATCAGGTATTGTATTTCTTCCTCATATGTGTTAAACTT